AGATTAATGATTGCAACTGCCAGGTCAGATGCGTCTTGCGCCCGTTTCTTGTCGAATGGGACCAATTCGAAATAGATCTCCATCGTGTCCATGTTCGTCGCCTGGAACAGCGCCGGGCCGGTGAAGTCGAAATAGGCTTGGTAAATCGCGATCTGTGCAGCGTATTCAGGCTTGGCCTTTACGACACCGCGCGACTCGATCGCTTTGAAGGACTTGGCGCCAATGGCTTTATGTTCCCAAATGCCCGGCTGTGACATGCCAGGGCCGGACATGATGACGCCATCACAATGGCCCGCGAAGCGGCCTTCGGCTGCCTCAAAGCGGAACTGACGACCGTTCTTGTCGTGTGTTTTGAGTTGAAACCCTGCAAGCGTCAGCCATTCGATGGCCATCTCTTCCGCGATGTGTCCGCGCGCAAAGATGCGCTGCGTTCGCGGGTTTGGCACATAATCTGCATCGTATGGATGCTTCATGTACTGGAGCTGCACACGGCGTTCGCATGCGCTCCCGATGCCGGAGGCACCAAGATAGTCACGGCGAGCTTGTTGCTGCGCTTTCTGGATCAGAGCGCGATCGATCGCTTCGTGGATCTTCTTGACTTCAGCGGAACGCTGAAAAGCACTTGGATTAAAATCAAGCATGATGCCCCCATGCGGTTTTAGTAAGGGATGTGACCCTCGGTTTCGAGTGTAGACGCGCGCTGCTCTTCGATCAACTCGAAGGCCTGGGCGAGGAACTTGGCCATTTCTTCCTTGGACCAGTTAATAATTGGTTTATCAAAGGGAAAATCGCCGTCTGCCAGAATTGGCAGGATAGTTTCAGCAAAGCCTACTGTGTAGGCATCTGGTTCACCCATGTGGGCAATAGAGCGGTCACGGGACCATTCGACGGGCCGTTGGGAAAGCCAGCCGAGCACCGCGAATGTTGCGATGGTCTGGGCCTGCTTTTCGCCAACCATCGCCCCCAGAGCCTGAAGCTCTGGAGTGATGGCCCGACCAGCGGCGACAATGCACCGCTGATCAGGGTCTTTGGCAGACTCTAGCCCCATGATGGGCGCCCTGCTGGCTTTTCTTCTGCGGGTGCAGAAGTCGCCGCTTTGACAGGCTTGGGCTTGAAGCCTTCATAGTCTTTCGAGTCCGGCGTGATGGCAGATTTCAGGACGTTCTTGTCCTGGTAACCGTCAGTGCCTTCTTCAATGCCAATGCGAGCAACGAACTCAAGGCCGTCTAGGTCATCCCAATCATTGATCGTGCGGGCCGCAAGAGCGGCTTCGCTTTCATCTGTTGGGGTGACGCCGCGAGCGCTTTCAAGCATTGCGCGGACGCGGGACTTGGTAATGTTGACGGCTTTGTCATGCCCGGATGATCCGTTTGAGCTGATCATAAACAGCCCCCAGAACTTGCGGCGCGCAAACTTGCCTTCGGTGATTGTGAACTCGCAATCAAGCATATTGGCATCGCCTGCCTTGGTTTTGCGAGTGCCTCGCATGGCGAGAATGACCGGCGCAATGGTATTGTCCGGCATCAGCTCGAAATCGCCGCCGCCGCTTGATTGGGTTTCTGCATCGTTAAAATTGAGTGGCATCTTAATCTTCTTTCGTAAGCTTGGTGAAAAGTTTGCCAAGGTGAGGTTCCTCGATCATTTCGAGACGCCCCGATCGGTCCTTGGCGGGATACGACCATTCATTGTCTGGCCGAGTGACAAAGGCGCGGTAGGGGTCGCCTTCATCGGGACGGATGAGCGCAAGCGTGATGACTTCATCAACAATGCCGGGGATTTCACGCCCAGCCTTTTGCCCTTCCAGTTGCGGCCACCATGTTGTGCGGCCGAAATCGTCTTCCTTCTCATCGAGGAGGCAGACAAACACCACGTTCTTATCGCGAGCGTGCTGTAACTGTGTGACCCATTTGATCATCTGGCGCCCATGCAAACCGTAAGCGCCGCGCGTGTCGGGCTTGCCGTCCTTGGTGTGAGCGTCTGGCTGTTGCTGTGCCCATTTGAATGAGATCCGCGCAGCAACCGTGATCGAGTCAATGAAAATAGTGTCGTACTTGTCGAGGTTGAGGCCATCAAAGTCTTCCTTGATCGCGTCATAGTGCTCTTGACTGTAGACCGCATTTTCTGCGGCATCAGGATCTGGCCCGGCAAGGTAACATGCCAAGTCGCGGCATTCCTTCCACGTTTTGGGGCGGACCTGATCGACAGGAACATCCTGAACAGCCAGGTCACCCGCCTCAAAGTCAAGAAACAGCGTCCGCTCTGGATCGAGCGTCCTTAACAAGCTGGTTTTGCCGACACCGTATGGACCGAGCAGAAAGGCCTTAACGCCCTTCTTTTCAGCCATGCGCTCCTCGGCAGAGATTATTTTTAGAGTCATCTTAAGCTTCCTTTTTTTGCTTTTGATTCGCTTCGGTCACATGCGACCATCGAGTGCCAGATTTAATCTCAGAGACAGTGGTTCGTGAGACTTGGAATTTCTCTGCTATCTCACGAACAGAACCGTGAGCGTGATAAACCTGTAGCGCCGATTTATTGTTTAGTTTTGCGGTATGATTGCCTTCACCTAAAAGGGAGGTTCCATGATTGCGCTTTTCAATTTCATTCTCTGAGCGGGTCAACCAACGAAGATGATTAGGATTCATGCATTTTCGGTTACCGCAAGAGTGTGCAGCCTGCATTTTCGGTGCGGGCATTGAGCCGTGCGCCAGCTCACACATTAACTGAGATGATACACGGGTCCGGGTTTTATAGAAAACGCGACCGTAACCGTTATCGGAAAGAGCGAACGGCCACTCAATGCAATCATCACCTTGATAGTTTACGTGATCTAAAACCCATTGGTAGGCTGCGCCATTCTCAACCTTTGCGATCGCTAGTGGGTCATCGTGCTTGTACCAGCGCAAATAATGCTTATTACAATACCCTCGGGCCAGATGCTTATTGTTGCAATTTTGAACTCTGCAAACTCTCATATCGCCTCCCCCTTAAGCCAAGCATCAATGTCGTTTTCCTGATTTGACCCCAACCGAGATGGTTTTTTGCAGCCAATCATTTCAAGAAACGCCTTGGCTTCATCAACGGAACGAATGACAGCATATACAGCGCCACATTCGGTAATCCGCTTTTCCCATTCTTTTTGAGCAGTAGATTGACGCCCCTTCGGTGTCTTGATTTCCCAGCAAATGAGTCTGCCGCCCCAAACAATCATAAGGTCAGCAACCCCCGCAACAACACCCTCATCGCGCAAACGCTTTCCTTCGATAGAAAACTTGCGGCCATTTTTGGTTGTGATTTGTGACCTGCTGCCCCCATTCGGACAGGCGAAGTAGGTTGCGTCTGGCGGAAGCTGATAATGCAACAACTCGCAAATAGACTTTTGAATCTTATGCTCTTCATACGCCATTACGAACCCCTAGACGTTTCAAGACCCAGCCAGACGAGCGCACTAATGCCCGTGCCAACTTGAAGAGCTTTAGCTGTTTTTGCTGTCATTCGCTGGCCGCATTTACCGCTGGCAAGCTCACTGATATAGGCTTTTGAGAGGCCGGTATCACGAGAAAGCTGTGCCGCTGACCCGCGCCCTTTTTCTTTAAGCCATGCTTTTAATAGATTGCTCATGGGCTGACACTATCAGAAAAAAACATTAGGTCAAGCGAACTTTTTACTTGCAATGAGAGTTCGTACGTGCGAACGTAAAGTCATCAAAACGGAGAAGACCTACATGGCAAAGATTTATCAGCACCCATTCGACCCCGCACAAGACGGCTATATTAATGCCGATGCCAAGCCGGCGCGGTTTGAGATTTCCGGCGCCAGCTGGCCACAAGCATGGTGGCAGAACCACCTGACAGAGACGGAAGAGATGTTGAAGCGGTACATCCGCGCGTCTCGTGAAGGCAGTTCAGATCTTGATGCGTCACGCCAGGAGATGCTTGCGCACTTCCTTAGCAACGCGCTGAAGATCGCACAGACGCTGGAGCGCGGTTATGTTGAGCAGGCAGACTGGGAACCTTACAAAAAGGAGCACCTGTCATGAGCAATCCGATCACCTTGTACGACGAGACAACGCCAACATGGCTCCGCACGATTTGCCCGGTTGAGACACCGCTTGAGATGTATCGCCGCATTCAGCGCGAGATCAAGAAAGCTGAAGAGCAAAAGAAGTACCTTATTGAGGTTCACCGTGAGCGCATTGAGGCGATCGATGATCGGTTGATGTTTCTGATGGATCAGAACCTGAGAGCGATTGAAGCTGTAGAAGCATCAGGAGATGAAATATGATTTTGAAGACAATCCCCCTTGCCACTTATCAGGCGCCGCACCCGCGCAATCCTTTCATCAAGGAGCGGTCGGACATGGCCTGTGGGTCTAACTTTTTCATGCACCTCGCAGCCCGCGAGCAGATGATCGAAACGCAAGACCGGCACAAAAGCGAAGCTGAGCGCTATGCAGAACAGTGGAAGGTTGCGGCATGACCCTTTCAGAAGCTGAGAAAGAGTATCACGTTGAGCGCAATAAATATATTGTGCTGATGGAGGAGCGGCGCCGGATTAATGAGGCGGTTGAGTGGCAGCATGGCCGGAAGGTAAGAGCATTTGCCCAGCTCAACAAACTGAGGGAGTTAGCGAAATGACCATCCTTTTCACCCTCGCTGCAGTCTTCTGGCTGTGGATCGCATACACCTACCGCCCGCTTCCAGGGCCACACTCAAAGCAAGGATAGAGAGATGACAGACGAAGAGTTTCAAGCGCACATGAACACTCTGCGCGGCGAGAAACTTCCGGAAGACCGCCAAAGCTTTGCCTACGAGGGGTGGCAGATTTATCGCCTGCCGCGCAAAAAGATTGTCTGCAAAGACGGGTTCGAGGTCAGCGTACAAGGCGGATGGGGCAAGTACTCTTCCCCGCGCTGCGATGAGTCCGATCACTACTCGTCGTGGGAGCTAGGCTTTCCAACCGAGCGGCCAACCGATGAGGTAATGGAGCATTGCGAAAATCCAGAAGACCCAACCCAGACGGTCTATGGATACGTTCCAACTGAAAAAGTCATTGCCCTGATTGTTGCGCATGGCGGTCTCTCCGGAGCCCCATCATGACCCCCATAGATAAAACACTGGAAGCGCTGGACGTACTGCTTGAGAAGGCGACTGATGGACCTTGGGCGCGTCAAAGTGGATGTGTTCCGTATGTCGTCAGATCGCACGGCCAGCAGATTCTGCGCTGCTACAAGAATGACAATGTTGCGAGCATCGATCGAGAGGCCAACGCCGCCCTAATCGTCGCTCTCGTCAACGCCTACCCAGCACTCAGGGAAGAGATAGAGCGTCTCAAGAGTGCGGTTGAGCGTCTTGGCTCAATGGAGGCATTCACAAGCGCTCACATAGTGGACCAGAGCAGCGCGGACGGGCGCGAACTAATCGCCCGTGTCGAGTTTGCCCGCCGCACACTCCAAGGAGACGAAGACAATGGGTGAGCAGAGCTTTTACATCTATTCCGGCGAGCACAACGCTTACTGGCGTCCCGAAAGTCGCGGCTACACGACCAAGCTTGAAGAGGCTGGCCGGTACACACTCAGCGAAGCCCACAGAAAGACCAATCACTGCGGGCCTGAGAAGCACATTAAGATCGGGGTTTTCCCGCCAAACCTGCAAGGGATACCAGCCCAATGACCACCCCCACAGATAAAGATCTCCGCGCGCTGGCGCTGAAGGCGACCGATGGACCTTGGGAATGGGAAGCGCCCATGTATCCCGGCCAAGAATGCTATGTTCGCGGCCCTGGTCGATGCATTGCCGAAGTTGATTGCGGAGACATTGAGCAGATCGCTGACGATAACGCCGCCTTCATCGCCGCAGCAAACCCCCAAACGGTTATCGGACTGCTGGACCGGATAGAGGCGGCAGAAGCGAAAGCCGAACGTCTCGAACAACAGGCGGCTCAATGGAAGGATGAAGACCGTGGCCATAAGGCATCGCTGCACGAATGCTATCGCGCTGTCACTGGCGGAACTGGCGAGCCTGCAGACTGGCACGGATCACGCCCGGTTGTCGAATGCATTGAGGCCACACGCTCACAGTTAGAAGAAGCTCGGGAGATTTTGGACTTTTACGGCACGAAGGCAAACCATCACGATGTCCCGTTTGGTGAAAACCAATGGAAGGCTTCGCCCGTTTGCTTTGACGGCGGCAGACGCGCCCGCAACTTCCTACGACGCGCTAAAGCGGGAGGGACGGATGCCGAGTGATCGACTTGAAATCATCGCACGGGCGCTCTGCCGTTACGAGTTCGGCACCAAGGCCGAGGACGTTCCCACAAAAGCTGGGCCGCTCATGTGGGAGACCTTCCGAGGCGCTGCGCATGACGTTCTCAAACACCTTGAAGCGCACGGTTATCGCATCGAAAAGCAGGTGATTATCAATGACTAACCAATCTCTCATAACCAGACTGCGCGAGGCGGAGGGGGCGAGCAGGGAGCTTGATGCGGAGATCGCATTTGTTTGTGGGTGGCGTCCGCACATGCCCAAACGGCACCGAAACAACCCGCGCGCTCGCTACGAACAATGCACCGTAAATCCAGGGACGTATGAGCTATGGATTGGAGGCCAGCCATGCGGGAAAGAAAAGTATGTTCCCAAGTACACCGCATCCCTAGACGCAGCGCTGGCACTCGTTCGCGAGGTGCTGCCTCCGCTTTGGCATCTGGAAATCTTTATGACCGTGCAGGGGTTAACGGCTGTTCAGCTGAGTGATGTCGATGTTGGGCGCTATCCTGACGTCATAAAAAAACTCGATGAGGTTGAGCACAAATCCCCCGCGATAGCCCTGCTGATCGCCCTTCTCCAAGCACAAGGAGTACAGGAATGAGCCAAGGGCCGGTACCCGATTTAGAGCATTACATTGATTTGTTCGAGCGCGAGACTTTGCGAAAGCGGTTGTTTATCGGTGCCTTCAGGTCCGAGGATGACCCGGATTCGAAGTATTGCTACCTTCCAATTGAAGGACTCCTACGTGCGATGAAAGAGGCACGTGACATCATTGAGATGTTCGAGCCTTCAGGCCCTCATGGTCATTATGAGGATGGCCCATTGGGCGACGATCAAGACCCTGAATCTACACTGAACCGGAAAGAGCGCAGGAAGCGCGCCGCTGAGCGGAGACGAAACCAATGACCACTAACACACACGAGCTGATCGAAGCGCTTGATGATAGCGCAAAAGAGGCAATCAGGTTTGCGCTGACGGCGTACACCTGCCAAAACTCAAGGCTGATGGATTGCGACCTAGATGACGCCGTTAGAGACATTCTGGATGATCTAGCGCGCGCCGGTTTCACGGTTTTACCCCGCCAAGCCCTAGCCAGCCAGCCGCAGGCAGAAGCCCAGCCGGGTGTGGGGGAGCTTGCGATTGATGTTTTGGGGGATCACCTCGCCGAAAGTATTGAGCCGTTCTTGGGTGACCGCTATCCATATGAGAGCACGAATGCGGGCGCGGCTGAAATTATCGAAACCCTCAAAGAGGCCGGTTTAATTATCACCCCCGTCCAGCCTGCCGGTGACGTGCGGGTGGCGGAGTTGGCGAAAATTCAGCATGATGCGGAAGCGAAGACCGCTAAGATTCCGGCGATAGATTGGGACAAGGCGTCCCCGTTTTACAGAAACATTCGAAAGGCTGGTGTTGAGGCCATCCTCGCCGCCCTCTCAGCCACACCCACGCAGAGTGGATGGCGTCCGGGATTGGACGGCGCACCTTTAGACGCAACCCCGTTTTTTGTCTGGTACGTTCCACATAAAGGGTCGATCACTCCCCGGCCCCGGCGCATGACTTGTCGGTTCAGAAAGTCGGTCTTGGAGTACAGGCATTCTCACGGCTGGTTCACGCTTCTAAATGGCGAATACATTATCGACGGGATTACGCATTGGATGCCTGAACCGCTCCCGCCCCAGAACGAGGGGGGCGATGATGCATAGTCCTCTGACACTCGTGATCGCGATCGAATACGCTGTGTCCGGCGAACCGGGTGCAAACATTCCTTCGAACATCTGGAACTCGCCCGCCACAAAGAGCGTCAAAGAATGGCTGTTCGACAACTATCTGATTGATTCCGACACCGCAGACGCCAAGCCAACGCAGAAACTACATGCATGGCTGGAGGCACTTTGCGCTGTGCCGCTGCCGATCAAGAGGTGGGTATCTCCGATACAGAGCGAGGGAGGCGATGGTGATGGGTGAGGAGCTGTTCAATCTGATTTGGCTTTGGGGTGCGCTTGGCCTGAGCTTTTCGTGGATCGCCTATGGTGCCTACTTAATAGGGGCCGAAAAGGACGGCCTGCATCCGGTCATCTGGTTTATGATTTTGTGGGCGCTGGCGGCATGGCCAATCTCTTTAGGGCTCCTAATTGCTGGATTGGTCTTCTGCCTGCCCTTCGCGCCTTTCTGGTATATCGGAAAGCGCCTCCGAACCGACACCGATACTGGAGGGCGGGATGGCTGAGCGCTCAACCACACCCGTTCTTAAGGAGGAATAGATGAGAGAAGTTGCAAACGCCGCAGGAGCCGGAGCGGTCGGTATCATGATTGCGTGTTATGTGTTCGGCGTAATTTCTGGCATCGCCATTTCGATTATTGCGGCTAGTGTGCTTGGCCTAACCTAATAGGGGGAGAGAATGGACAAGAGAAAACCGATTCCGTTTTACCAGCTGGTCATGATCGGTTTTGGGGTTGGCCTTCTCGCGGCTATCATCTCGATTTGGGAACGCATATAAAAAAACCCCCGGCACCACTTACAAGCGGAGTCCGGGGGTTTCCAACCGAGCTACCCGCGTAAGGGGGCATAATACGCAACTCGCTCCGGTTATCTCATTGTATCATAAATTGTGGCGGTTCAAAGGAGATCGCTGCGGGTCAGGCGTTACTCTGACTGAATAAAGGGGGTGCTTATTCCCGTCATGCCCCACTGCCGTGAAGCTGCTCAAGACTCCGAGCTCTCGGTACTCATGGAGGCCTTTTGACCGAAATGCCGATGCCTCGTACAGATCAGCTTAAGCCACTCATCGCGTGTCTACTTTCCACGCCGCCGCAGCCCTCAGATTCTACCCTGCTTGTTCAGCAACTTCAAGTGTATCTCTCTCCGGGTTTGGCACTTCAAACACGAAGCTTCTCTTCGGCTCAAACTGTGCGCAGGCTTCATCAATCGGATCATACCACTGCATCATGCGCGATTGGCTCGCGAGCATGCAGGCGCTTCCGTCAACCAAACCGTTGCAAAATTTGAAATACTCGTAGCTTGGCCGCTCAACACACTGAACCGCTTTTCCGAGTGCGGTATATTGGCGGTTCGAATAGAGGCTTGCTGTCGCCCATACAGCGTATGCCAGAAGGGCCATGAAGAACAGGAAGAACCAGACCACGCCTTTGAGCTGAATGGCCTGAGCTTTCTTCACAGGCCGTTGATACGCAATCTGCTTAGTTGCCCGCATAGAACACCAGCCCGAGTCCGCAGACTACGACAATCATTGCAAGTGTGAGATGCCAGGACGATTGCTTTGACTTGAGCTGGGGGCGCTTCAAGCCCTTGCCTGAATGCAGGCGGTGGGCATTGGCGAGGAGCTTGTCCTTGCGGATCTCGTCTAGGCGCATCGGGCTTCCCAAGCGGCAGCAGCGCGGATCACGTAATCACGCCAGAACTGAGGAGCCTCGTTGAACTGGTGCGAGGTGAGCGGCTCAGGCTGAAGGTCTGAACAGACCGCCGCCTCCATATCAACCGCGACTTCTTCAATCACGGATGACGATGCTTCGGAGGTGCTCTGGCACGCTGTCAGCGGCATCAACGCCACGAGGAGCAGAGGCGCGAGCATCAGCCACTTGTGTAGATTTTTCATTGTTGGTTTCCCTAATTGCTTCCTGCGTCTTGCGAGCTTTACGCTCCGCGCGCAGGCGTTCGTTTTGGAGTAATCTACGATCATGCTGGCCCAGCCAGAAAAGGAAGCTGAGCACAAACAGGCCCGCACCAAGCGCAATTTGCGCGGCGCGGCTGTTGGCGATAGTGGAGCCGATTGAAGCGAGGCCAATCATACTTTCAATTGAACCCCCTGCTCACGGCCCTGGCGGGCAATCTGCCAGCCCCGGAACGCTTTGAACGCGCCATACAGGAAGAGCGGAATACCAATGCAAAGGCCAATCAGAATGAAATGATTTGCGGTGAAGCCGCCAACCACAGGGCTGGCAGTCTCAACCGTCGCTGTAGCGTCTCGGGTCAGCTCACGAACGGTTGCAGCCGTCGCAGCGGCCCCTGTAAGCGTGGTGCCGAGCGTAATGTTTTCCTTGCCTGCCGTTTGCTTCGCAAGGCCGCGATGCGTCTCGCTGTCTTCCATCGGCTTAGGTGGCTTGGTAACATCGATCTTAGGCGCTTCGATTGCGTTGCGCTTCGTGACCACTGTGCGATGGGACATGAACTCTGCATACGTGCCCTGGAAGCCTCCAGCGCGAACGCTGTCATACTGCCGGTCATCCATTGTCCAGCCTGTCTCAGGCGTGGGGTCAGTGCCGACAGGTGGAAGCTCTGGGACCGGCTCGAACAGATCCTCATGCACGATAGGCGCGGGCTTAGGCATGGTGCCATCCCAGCCGAGAACTTGCAGGAACTCTTCTGGGTCCGTTTCCCAATCGGCATTATCGCCGGCGCGCCAGTCCACATCGAACGCAAGCGCCAGCTCCTTGAACCGTCGCCGCCACAGGCCAAGCATCGGCTCACCACCTGAGAAGAACGTTCCTGTCACCCATTCCTTGATGATCTGGGCTGGCGGCTCGCCGGAATTGATGCGGCCCCACAGGCGCCACTTGTAAACCTCTGACGCCCCGAAATTGAACACCAGCGAGCCAAGCGCATTTGCCATGCTCGCCGCAATCGGGACGTGAACAAGGTCCTCCAGGACCGGCTCAATCTCGCTTTTGATGTATTGCTTCAGGCGGTCATAGGCCTCCTGATCGGTCATGGTGTCACCGATCTGCACGGGGCTTCCATCGGGTCGAGCGGTGAACCCCGGACCATAGGTCAGCGTTCCCTTGATCTCGTCCCCTGGCTTCAGGTCAAGCCAAGGCTGCTTGTCATCATAGGCCTTGCGGTTTCCGCCTTCGCTTATGAATAGAAATTCCTCAAGCCTCTGGTCTGTCAACATTGTCGTCATGCCCCAATTCTGGAATTGTTAAATCGGTTGAATGGTCCTTGCCGTTCGTCTCTTGCTTGGGCTTTTTGTCGGCCTTCTTTTTGGGCGCGTATTCACCCTCCATCAGGATGTAATCAATATGCTCCTGCATCAGGTATGTCTTGCGGTCTTCGCTCAGGAAGCCACGCTCAATGGCTCTGTCAGCGCGTTTCACGTCGCCCTTGCCGTCTTTGTAGAAGCCCTTGGGAAGCTCTAAGCGAGCGTCCATGAGGCGCGTCAGGCGTAGCTTGACGGCATTCGGCTCCATGTTGGAAAAGAACGTCCGCATTGTGCCCTTAACCGTGCGCTTCGGCATACCGTTATTGAGCGCCTTGATGATTTTCAGGGACCAGTAAGGACCATCATCAATCTTGAGCTGTTCGCGTTCTTCCTCTTCTGCGCTCTTGCGGGTCTGCCAACCCTTTCTGGCAGCTTCTGAGCGTGTGGGGTCTTTCTGGTCTTTCGCTGTGATGGTCGTCACAAGCGCCCACAGGCCAAATGAGCGAGCGCCCTCGACCACCCAGAGCATGATCTCTATCCAGATGGCGGCTCGACGTGCCTGACGGGCTTGATCAGCTAACACAGCCTGTTGAGCCGCTGGGGTCAGATTGTCAGCGCTGACAGCTACGATAGCGGGCGCAGCGGTCAATCCGGCCATCAGGTTCTGTTCCTGATCGGTCAGGCTCTCAATGCGGTTGCGCAAATCCTCGCCCATCGATCGCATAGCGCGTTCTGTCTCAGGCCCAATCTTGCCGTCTACCTGATAGAAGTAATAACCATTCGTGATCAGCATCTGCTGCATCTCGGCAATCTTCTCAGGGCTCTGTGCCTGCAATAGACGCTGCTCCCGGCGCGCATCTGCAAGGTCTTGCTGCACACTGGCCAGAAGCGCAGGCAGTGCCTCCTGTGAGCGTTCCTGCGCCGCCTGACGCTCTGTTTCCTGCTCAGCGGCAATACCTGCCTTGGCTTCCAATAGCGCCGCGCTCTGCTCGAACTCGGGGAAGATCAGGTGAGCCGCGCGCTTGCCGTTTTGGATGCAGACCCATGCAAGACCGATAAAGATGATTGTACCAACCACCTTACGCAGCGTGTTCTTGGCCAGCATGACGCGAACAAGCGCCACAGCAGCCAGGAACTCCGCGCCGGTAATGACCAGCCCGAATGCGCCGCGAATAACAACCTCTAGCCAGCTATCTGACTGAGAGCCCGCAATCGCTCCACATACGTTGAATACAGCGAGACCAAGCGTCACGATGACGATGGACACGAACGCAAGAGTCTGCGTCGCGTTCTCTTCGGTCTCACCCCGAAGAAACGGTAATGCCATTAAATGCCCCTATTGTATGCTCAGAGCCGCGTCACCAACGCTGTTGAGCCTGTCTAAGTGCTTCGCGTCGCTTGGCTGTCCTTGGTTCTGCAAGGACATCACAAACAGCACGATCGCTGTGATCAGCGCGATAACTGAAGTGACAGTTGTAATGCGATTTTTGACCTTCTGCCAGCGCATCTCGCGATCTTTTTCGGCCTGCCTCTCACGGCTCAACAAGATCTCATCAAGCATCGGCTGCAAGCGCTCGTCTGCCCAATCATTCAGGCGTGTAACGATCATTTTTTCTGTTTCCGTCAGGATGGACGAGCGGGCCAGACCAACCTTGTCTTCAAGAGCTTTGACACCGCGATCAATTCCGGACTCTGTTTTCGTGTCCACATAGACGCGCATTTCGTCCTGTACGCGGCGCAAGGCGGCATGGTCTGCGTTGTCTGCCTTTAAGCGAACCATGTCATCCTTCAAGCGGGCCTGCTCTGTCAGAACCTCGCGGACTATGGCTTTCATTTCATCCAGGAATTTCTCAATGCGAGAAGGGGCATCCTGTGGCCCTAAATAATCTGGCATTAAGCCGCCCCCATTCCTACCACGTAAACGTGACCCTCCACCTCAAACATCCACTTGTAACCGCGAAATGTGCCCTTCTGGCCAGTGCGTGCAGACTCCCAAGGCTCCTCAATGATCTGTGTGGCGTTACGCTCACCCTTGCGGGTCATTTCGTCGTTCTCGAAGAACATCAGAGCTGTATCATAGTCCCACACGTCGAAATCGGTCTTGCCGATATAATCTTCCATCTTACCGCCAAGGATGCGCAAAATGTACTGCTGAGACAGCACCACCATGACATATTTGCTGGTGTGCGGGTCATAACGCTTGATCCATGCCAGCCCCGGAAACTGTCTCACAGCCTCCAGGAGCGGACGGGACTCTGTGCTGACGGCTTTGGCCTGATCCGCCAGACTCTCGAATTTGCGGATCAGATCTTCGCTAGGCACTAGATAACCTCGGCCAACCGGGCGCGGTTCCACTTGATGCCGCTGTCAATAGTTTCAGCGCGCTTCAAAAGTTTCATGGCCTCGCTTTCGTCGCCATGCTTCAGAGCGTATTCACGCTCGCCCATGAGCTTCGCATATTTGGCAATCAAAGCATCCAGGTTCTGACGGGTCGTCAGGCCGGGGTCCATCAGGTCCGCAATTTCTGCGGGCGGCTCCTCGGCCTTTGCTTCCTCAATCGCGCGGTCAAGGTTTGACTTTTTGGTTTCCAGTTCGTCAAGCATAGCCTCAGAAGCAGTGACCTCCGGCTCTGGTTCAAGTTCCGGAGCAGGCTGTTCAACGGGGTCCGGCTTCTTCGGCTCAATCGCCAAGCCTCCGAGTCGCCGGATCAGGTTGTTACAGATGTTGTGAGCGTCCTTGGCGGCATCTCGCACACCATTATGGCCCAAAGCGGCCAAATCGCCGTCAGTGGCGTCCTCTGTCGCTTCTATGACATCTTGCGCCTCTTTCGAAGCTGCTTGCAGGGCGATAATCAGCTCTACGGTTTCAATCGCTACACTCATGGTGTGCTCCTATGATACGGTTAATGTTACGCGGACTGTGTGACCTTTGGCTCCGCCATTCCATGTGAAATCTAAATCAAAAACAACATTGCGCGGATCGTCCGGATCGGAGCCAACCGTCTGAGACCATGATCGCGCGGTTCCTAAATTGAGCGAACTACCAAATGTCCCCGTGTAGGTTCCGCCGCCACCAAGGCCCGGATCTTCGCTCACAAATGTGGCTGTGACCGCGTAATCACTCGATGCCGCGCCCGGAGGCCAAAGCCAATTGCCGGTTGCAACCGAGCCATTTACGCTATCGTCAACATCAAACGTGCCATCTGTATTGAGAGTAAGAGTTAAAGTGTGAGCCGAGCTACTGCTTGAAGAATGAGACTCCGTGTCGCTCATGGCGATGCGTGGCCCGATTGCGCCAAAAAAAGACTTGAGCGCCATTAATATACATCCCCCGTGACGTAGCACTCGGAACTAGACACATACACGAAGCCGAACACGCCCTTACCCGCCACAGTTGCGGAAGCCTTAGCACTTCCATTAACATACATAGTAATTCCGGATCTACTGAGTGTACGAGTTGAGGCACTCCGATTGATAACCATGCCGTGCGCGCCGTTTGCCATAGAGCTAAGTGTGATCGGGCCGCCCATTTCAATCAAATGACCACGGCCATACGTCTCTTCATCAGAGAAGGTTCCGGATTGTGAGGAAGCAAATGTTGGCGCGTAGCCCGCTACCTCACCAATAACGTCCATCTCAAAGTCCGGCGCAGCATTGTTAACACCCACTTTATCTGCAGACACGTCTACAAACAGCGTATCGGTATCAATCGCAACGTCACCACTAGCCGTTAGCGTCCCAAAACTCGCATTGTCGCCAGAGCCGTATGCGCCAATGTTTCCACGTGCCGTCGATGCGCTGGCAACGTCTGAGAGGTTGTTCGCGACCGTCAGGTAATCCGCAGCCGTCAGCGTCGTGTCAGGAAAGCCCACAATCTTGAACGCACCCGCCGAACTATCGAGACTGGAATCATACACCAAGTCATAAAGGCTATCAGCGTCTAGCGAGCCATTCCCGGCCTGTGTGCCGTCTGGCATGTAGACCTTTTTAGCCCCTATTGCGTCCACATTGATCGTGACCGCGCCTGTCGGGTCAGCGTTAGGGGACCATAGCAAGCGGATGCCATCAGCATAGGCCGTCAGCGTCTCACCTGTCGTGTAGGTGTACGCATTGCCCGTCCCGCCCATCGTGACATTAGCGCCAAGCATGTTGCGCCAGTGGGCAATACGAGCCATCTCGGCGCGGGAGCTGTCGTTTACGGTCGACGGCGCCTGTCCTTCAGCCCAATTGATGTTGCTGTCTGCGTCGTCATTATCCGCAGCCGTGGTTGACCAATCAAAAACGCTCATTGGTTATTCCTCATATACATCAAACGGGATTGAACAGGTGCCGGTTTCTGTCAGGCGCTTGCATTTCTGCTTCTGGGGCGCATCAGGCTGACCGCCATCTGCGAGATGATAAAGCGCGGTTGCAACAGCCACAGAGAACAAGCTCCAGGTAAATTGCTCCTCGGGCTGGATCTCGACGCCATTGATTCGCACGGTTTCGCATGCGCTGAGCGCCAATGCGCCAGCGAGAATGATGGACCTCATAGGGGCTCCTTGCTTTTCAGACCGCTAATCGTTAAGATTTGCGGCTATGTTGGAAGTGCTTGATTTCGGGCTAAGCTGGGCATTCTGGGCCGCAGTAATGGGCCTTTTCCACGTTACTGTAGCTCTAATGCGCGCTGCTCATTGGGAACTGTCAGAGCGGTTTCAGGAAGCCATTCGCCGTTAATCAAGACCTCAACAGGCGCATCCTTGAGGACGCTTACGGGCACATCATAGGCATATGGTAGACGCTTGCGGATAATCCCGCGCGCAGCATCTTCCGGCGTAACCTTCAGGTCAGAGGCCCGCGCCTGCATGATCTGGTTCCACTCCGTTGAGCTACCGTCGCCTCTGGATTTCAGGTGGTCCCAGTACTCAGCTCTCTGAGCTTGGTCCTGCTGTCTCGCTTCTGTGTTTGCGCGATCGACAGAGGCTTGTTGAGGCCCGCTAAGGTCAGGCTTCAGGCTAGGCCCCAGAATCGCCTGCTGAAGTGGTGAGGCTTCAGGCTCTTGCGCCTTATTGCCCGCATCAGGACGGTTCAGGAAGTGATTCATACCCGCTACTGCTGCAGTTCCGCCGCCACCCATTAGAAGCAATGGGAGCAAAGGGCTATCGCCTATTCCGCGCGCCTGCTCCATAGCAGTAGACGCTGGGCGCCGTGCAGCCGGTGCAGCCGGAGCTGTCGGGAACGAACCCCCGCCCGCTGATCTGGCCTCGCGCATTGCGTCCTGTCGGCGCATGGGGCGGCCATCAATTACAATGTTGCCTCGCTCACTGTCTTTTCCTTTGGCTGCGATGCGGTCCATAAGGCCGGGCTTTGCGCCACTTCCAGGCGCAGGCACAATCACCGCATCCTCACCTCTGAACACGACCATCACATCAGAGACAGGGGCATCCTTGTAAGCGCCATCCTTGATGTTTCGCAGGATCAGCGAGTCGTGACCTGCAGCCTTTGCCTCATCGATCAGGCGCTGAATTGCTTGATCATTTGCCTCTACACCGCCCATGTCAGTGGTCATCGGGTTTTTGACTTTCGGATCGACCGGCAAAACCCGTGCGTTTGGTCCCTGAGCGTATTGTGAGGCCACGTCTCGATTGCTTGACATGAACACACCTCCACGAGCCATGTTATCTGCTGATGACGCGGGGGCGTTTGGATCGAGGGAGCCGTCAAATGGCCGACTAGTGCCATGATAGTAAGGTGCTTCCGGCACGTCAGCGGTTGACGTGCGCGGGAATTGGCTTGTGCGCTGATCGAAAGTGTTTGCAACTGGGGGTGCTGAGCCACCTGATGGGGGCGGTAGCTGCGGGTCAGGTGATGCCAGCCCAAGCGCCTTTTGAAGCTCAGGATCATCTACCTGACGCAACAAGAACTGCGTAAGCGAGCCTTGCCGCTTCGCATTGTTTTCCATCCACTCGCGAGCGCCCTGTTGAGCGCGCCCAAGAAGACGCTGGGGCTCTGCCAGCTGGCCCGCGACAGCGCGCGCGCCACCCGTTGCAGCTCGCACAGCATCAACAGCATTCATCGCGCTGCTGGTCTTTGAGCCCGCAGCTGGAAGCACCCGATTTGCGGTCACTTGCTGCGTATATTCGCGATTGATCAGCTCCAAGAACTCATCGGCCTGCTCTGCGGGCAAGATTTCCCGAATACGCTGCTCAGTATTGGGGGTCATCATGCGGCGTGAAACACTATTTCCTGTCGCCGTCGCCGCCTGATCGCCAGCCATCTGAATAGCCCGATCATACATGCCAACAGAAAACGCCACCTTTTCGGCCTCTGACATCTTGGCATAAGCCGCCTGAATCTCACGCCAGCGCGCACCTGTAGGCGAGTAGCCCGGCGTTCCGAGCATCTTCTCGCCAAGCTCAAGCGCGTTCTTTTGCGCTGCCGCCCCCGCCCACATTTGGCGAGCATCACCATAAAGCGGGTTCATGGTATCGACCTGCCCAAGCCACTCATTTTTGCGGCCTATTAGCGCTCCAGCCTGAGCTAGGTCACCTTTTTTGATTAAGCTGCCAATCTGATCATCAACGCCTTCTTTGATGTACTGGATCTGTCGGAAATAGGGCAGCTGCTTGAACTTGCCGTCTGGGTTGTTTGTCTCAAGGCGCCAAATGCGTTCACCGCGCGTTTGCCCAGCTTGAAACTCAGGAAGTCTACGTGTTAACTCTACCGCCTGGAACTCAGGCGAATTAACATTCACAGGCACCTTATAGGCCTGCTCATAAATCGGTGACGCTTCGTCCTTCTTGACGCGGCCAAGTTCTTCCAGACTGCTGGAGATGTTTTTGCCACCCGCCAGTTTCGACACCGCCGAGTTAATGCGAGCATATTGTTCCTCGCCACGCCGACCGAGCGCCTCAGCTATGTCCGTTGCGCCCGCCATTCCTGGCTGGGCTGCGCCCTGAGCGGCAATTACGCCTTCCTCGCCAAGTGCCTCAAACATGAAGTCATTAGGGCGTCCACCGCGCATTGCTGCAATCAGCTCATTCCTGGCCGCGCCGCGATCAATCTTGCGGCCATTGGCCCGAGCGACGGTCTGAACCTCTGAAATGGCCCCTTCAAGGGCTTTGATCTCTACAGTGGTAAGGCTCTTGTTTCCAACAATCTTGCTTGTCAGGGCGCGCAGTTCAGCAGAGCCCGGAAGCTTGCGAGCAAGAAAGTCAACGCCGCGACCACCAGCAACAAGTGATCCGCCCGTTAGTGCACCGCCTGTGCCGTACAGGCCCGCCTTCAAAAATCGATCTGCGGTGTCTTCACCTGATCCAGAGCCATACAAGCCGCCCCAGATGCCGCCGCGCAGCATACCGCTGGCAACCTTGCCGCCAGTCGATGCGCCGCGCACCTGCTGTCCTGGAAGCGCAAATGTGGTTGCGCCGCCTGCCAGTGTGGAAACGGGGTGCTGTTCCCAAGCGTCTTTTACAGAAGTTCGTTGCCGAGAAAGCGCTTCTGGCCCGCCTGTCAGTCCGTGAAGTTCGTCTGAGTATCCGAATGTTCCAAAGTCTTCAACGCCCGACGCGAAAGCACCAGTTCTTTCAAGCGCTCGAATGTCATCGCGCTCACTATCGCCAGAAAGCGCACCAAAGCCACGGGATGCAAAACGACCAGGGGAAGTAATAGAAGCGAGCTTACCTTTAACCGCGAGCCGCGTTTTGGCTTGACGATCTCTGTGTTCATTTCTGGCCCCTTCCACCATCGCAGACTTTACCGAATCCGGCGCACCACTTGGAACAGAAACACCGAAGCCTGACAAGCTGTCAGTCATATAATCTGTCGGCTCACCCGCAAACGGCATGGGCAAGCCCGCCATACGATCAGGCACAGCAAAATTTTGCAGGTTTGGATCTACAGGCTGTTGCTGCCCACCTGACGCCTTGGCTTCAAGCTCAGCCAAACGGCGTCGCTTGCGCAGGGCTTCGAGTTCTTCGCGTTCATTACCCGCCATTCTGTGCCTGCCATGCTCGTAGTTCTTCCAGCTCCTGACGCTCAGAATCTGTCAGGTTCTCATTTCCTACACTTTCTTCAAGCGCCGCATATTGCTGCATGCGCTGTTTCATCGCTACAGCCATCGGGTCAGTGTTGGCGCGCTGTGTTACATACAGGTATGTATCACGATCGATTTGATTATTGGCATAGGCCCGCTCAAGCGCCTGACCTGATCCAAAGCTGGTATCGAGAACATGCAGCTTGGTCAGGGCGGATTCGTATTGATCGCCCTTGATAGCGCCTAGCCATGCTTTCATTTCAGCGTCAGAATCCATTGCGCGTGCAGACACGTCAGACATGCTGATCATCTTCATCAGCATGTTCATTGAAATGCCTTCGATGTTATCGCGGGCTGTGTCGTTATCTGCGTTGCCAACATCGCCGCCAAGCGCATCCACAAACCGCCCAGGAGGCGTTTTTGAGAACATGGCGCCAAAGTTCTCGCCCGCACTGTTCTGCTGCGAACGAATAGCCTTGTTTTTGTTCAGCGTGGCGTAGGAACCAATCAGGCTATCAATCGTGGTCGGATTGTTCCGAGATTCTGCCTTGCTTTCAGCGGTTGACCCAGGAATGACTTCAAATGAGAAGCCCGCGCCGTTGTCCGCCCGCACAGGGTATCGGTCTTCTGGAATCTTGCTCTCAGGGATTGGTAGCAAATCAAGCGGCACTGGCTGACCAACCGGAACCTCCGCAAGCGACTTGTAACGACCGCCATCCGCGCCGACACTCACGCTGACACTATCCCGCCCAGCCGCGCGCAGACGCTCTTGGCCCGTCAGGTAATCAGGGTCATATACCCAATTTCCGGTTTCATCCTGAATCATTCCAGTCGCAGGGGCTTTTCCAGGCGCCTTAACATCAGCAAGCACACGCTGGCCGTTGTCCGCATAATACTGATAGCCGTCCGCGCCTTTGATGATCTCGCGCTTTGCAGGCTTCGCAAACATCTCCTGCGCCATGCCACCCGCAACCGCATTTGGCGCAACATCAAACAACATGGCCTGTTCAGGGGTCAGGCCCTGCTTGAACTTGTCCATCTTGGCTTGACGCTCGGCCTCTTTGCGGCGCTCGCCTTGCGCGTTCATGCCATGCGCAAGGCTTTGCAGCATCATTTGTGGGCCTGTGTTGCGGTTGCCTGCGAGCAAGCCGAGCCCGCCCATCATCAGGGTTCCCTTGTCGAGCCCAAACATGCCTTCACGTTCAAAATAGGGCTTCTTTTTCTTCGGGTCAGCTGGTGACGCACCGCCCTGCATTGCAGAGCTGTAGCGCTTCAGCGGGTTCCAGAGGTCATAACCGGGCATTGCCATTTAAAACCCTCCCATAAGCAGGTTTAGCCCGCCCATCATCGCGTTTTGGCGATCAACGCCGAACATTCCGGGCTGCTGCATCCACGGCGTTTCCGGCTCAAAGCTTTTTTCCTTGGCTTCCTTTTGCTGAAGCAAGGGATTAACGGGCGCCTGTTGCTGCTCCTGCATGTGCGGCAAGAACGGATTACTCATCTGCCCGAGATGGCCAAGCTGTTCGCGGCGTTTGGCTCGTTGCATGGCAAACGGGCTGCTGAACTGGCTCATTGCGTGTCCGTACATCAGCGCGCCCCCTCCATAATAAACTTGCGGGCATTGCGTACTGTCGGCTCAAGCCCGAGCATCGAATAATTCACCTTGTAGTAACCCGAGCTGTCTACGCTCACCGCTTCCGGATTGGTCTCAAGAATGTCCTGAGCCATGACACCCTCGCGGATAATCTCCGGAGCGTCCGTATTATACCGGAATGAATACCAATTATGCCCAAGCCGTGTGCCGATGCGCTTGATGTCATGCTTCAGGCGTCTGTCTGAGAAAATGCCGAGCCCCATCATGCCGAGTCCGCCGAGCGTTTGCAGTGTGCTAGGCCCTGAGCTTGGCTGGGTGCCTGTAGATGATCCGCCAAGGCCCGCAATCGGCTGGATTGTCGAGTTATAACGGTTGAGCAGATCCCACCCGGCGTTCTGTCCGAAATTGTGGCGGTTCATGGCGTCTTGCAGCTGCTGTCCGGCCATCTGCTCACGCATGCCGCCGAGTTGCATCAGGCCGCGATTATTGGCGCCCGCATACTCGTTCAGCATTGGCATCATTCCTGCGGCTTGCATGGCTTGGCTGTTGGCCCCTTGGCTGAGCCCTGCCGCCGTGCTTTGCGCCCCGAGGTTTCGGTTGATGTCGCCCGCTTGCCGCGCGCCGAGCGCCTCCGCTGCGCCAAAGCGCCGATTTGCATCAGTCTCATAGGCTTGTCCGTAGAAGTTGTTGGCCATGTCGCCCAAGCTGTCAGAAAGCGCGTCCTGGTGCGCTGTAGAGCCATAGCGGCCAGATTTGGAAAAGATGGCGGACGTGTTATCCCGCACCCGCTCAGCAGCCCGGTCAAACTGCGCATCAAGGAACGGATTTTGCTGCCCATTATTGGCGAACGACTGCAGCACATTTGCGCCCGCATCATTCTGCACCGCACCCGCATCCTGAACATTCTTGATGAATGGATTGCTACCGCCCGATTGAGCGACATTGTGCAGCGTATTGCTGGCCGTCTGATAGCCGACAGGGTTCGTCTGGCTATATTGATGCTCAAGCCCCTGCATTCCGCGCTCTGTAAGCGGAGAGAACGGCACCACCGTCGAGCCGGGGAAATACTCCTGACCCTGACGATAAAGCTGCTGGCTGTTGCTAAAAATGTCCTGCAAGTAAGGCTGTGCCTGACTCCAGGGTTCGCTATTCTGGGTTACGGTCTCAGTGCCGCTAGACTGTCCCATCGGCTTCCTCCAGATCGCACTCAAACATGGTTGCAACTGGCTTCCAGTTGATTCCAAGTGACTTCATCGAGCGCTGCCATCCGCGCCGCCCAATAAACTGAATGCGGCTGGCCCCGTTAGCCTTTGCCCATGCTTTCAGTGTTTCGAAATAATGAAGCCATTCTTCAGACGGGCCTTTGCCGCCTATCAGGATGGTTTCAGCTACTTTTTGCCCTGTCGGATACACGTTAAGGCTGGTTACCGTAACCGCCTTCACATGATCCTTGAAGTTCTCATCTGTCGCGCCAGCAGGGTCAAAGACCACCCAGAGCTGCCATTTGTGCGTTTGGTTCAGCCCTGCGCAGTTCTCGAACACGCTAGCCGGATCAAAGCGGCCATTGGAGAAAGCACAAGCCTTCTCGACAAGTTCGCGCACATGCGGCGCGACCATAGCGATGTGATCTGGCTTAACCTGCTGAACCACCAATTTGGGCATTGTTTCGCTCATCGCATGATCCCCTTCATGAATGGATTTTTGCCGTATCCCTGAACGCCGTTCTTGCCGGTGCCGTCGTCATAAGGGTCTGCAGCGCTTGGAGCGAGCTGGACAGTCGACGGATCAATATAAGGGACACGGTTGCGCATGGTGGCAGGCAGGCTGGGCGGAGTAGTTACAGTCTCACCAAGCGTCAATGTGCCCTGCTCCCTCATGGCTGGCTGAATAAACGGGTTAGGAGGCGTCCCACCGGGCATCATAGCACCGCCACCGACGCCCACCGTGGGCGGAACAGGCTGCGGCGCAGGAGATGGTTGCTGATGCTGCGCTTGTGGCGGAGGTGTCGCCTGCATGCCAGGAGCGCCAATATGAAACTTGTTGCCCTCCCAGAAGTTTTCAGGTGGCGCCATGTTCGTTTTGATTGGTGGCAAACCGCCCCCGCCCATAAACGGGTTGTTACGGTTCGCCAAAAGTCCCTCTAAAAGACCGCCAAAGTCCATCTATCCGCTCCAACTGTAGTCAAATGTTCTGTCTGTCTGCGCATTGTTCGCGTGAGTGATCGTAAATGACCCCAAGGCCATTGCGCTCACATACATGCCGCCCGCACCCAATTCTGCCGCCGCATTTGCTGTCCGAGGCGTCAAAATAACCGTTGAAAAGTCTGTCACCCGCGCCTCACTCACAACCGTGGTAGCCGTGCTGGCTGTCAAGGTCACTGACCCGTAATTGTCCGTTCGCCCGTCAATGATTCCGTTGATGGCAATTGCGAGGCGTCGCGGATCTGTCTCTGTCGGCGCAACCTTCTGTGTGCGGTTCTGGCTCATGTCTGCCCGTCATCCGCCACTTCAAAATTGAACGCACTGGCATCGTTCCATGTCGACGCCGCAGGGACACCCATTTTGACCCTGTGATAGCGTCCGGTTGCGTCCTGCGAAGTGTATCCGTTGACTTCCTGGCTCATGGCGCTGTCATAGCTTGCTGTTGCCCCAAGGCGCGCTTTAGGCGCCACAGCGATGGTTGCCGCTGTCGTATCAATGACCGGCTCAACGCCTGACAGATAAGACCGGCGCCCCGGCACAAGCTCAAAATCCCCGCTTTCAACGGTTGCCTCTAATGCCGAGCCCGAGAATGGCCCGAGCTGGTACGTCGATCCGAAGCCGTTGAGCTGGAGTGTCCCGCCCGTCAAAACCGGATCATCAAACGGAATGTCGAAATTATCAATGTTCGTGGTCAACGTATCAAGGCCGTCCAGCGTATAGCCAAGCCCGTAAATGTTCAGCAGGCGCTCAACCGTGATGCGTGCATAAGCCCAACGCTGAGCGGTCCAGTTATACATCAGCAGTGTATCAGGAATGCCGTTGACTGAGCTTGTCGAGGCGTAGGACCAGTAAGCGATTTTCGATTGTGGATCGACCTCGCTGGTCATCTTGTGAATGTAACTCTGGTTCACATCCGCAAAGAACCACTTGTCCACCTTGTCCGCGCCGATGGGTGAAAGACTATCGCCTGCCAGCGCATAAAACCCGTCATTGGCAAGGAAAAAGCTGATTGCGCCCTGTGAGCAGATTGCTCCGTCTACGATTGCGCCTTTTTCTTCAGAGATCACATCAATCTGCATGATGACCGGAGGGCCAACATATTGTAGACGGCGAATCTTGAACCGCTGGAAGACGATCAGCACATCATGCGCCGCAAAGCCTTGGACCGCCCCGCCATCAGGAAATGTCTGCTCGTCAGATTGGTCTGTTCCGGCTGTCCAGCCTGTTGCGTCGTTAATTGCGCTCCACTTGATCTGTGAAACGCTGTTTTCAGTGTTTCCGAGGAAGACGAAATCGCTAAACGTCTCAATGTGACGGGCTTTCGGGGGCGAACCGCCAAGCGCTGCGAAATTGCTCCCAGAACTCATATTGATGCTCTGCACATCATCGTTCCAGTTCACACCGATGCAGAGATCCCCAAACTGCGTGAAATCCCATGTTTCATTCGTGGATGTCGCATAGTCACCGCCGCTGGAACGTGTCCGATCTGTCCAGGAGCCATCATTTGCCAGCTCATAGAGCTTTGTGGCCGAGCCTGCGTAGATATGGCTGTTCAGGCCGCTATCTCTGAACGACGCCCCGCCTCGTGGTTCTGCGGCCAGGGCATTGGTGCCATTAGTCAGGTCTTTGAACGGTTTGTAACCGCCTGGATGCGGGATGACGTTCTTTGCGTCAATCAGCTTTGGGCCAAGCACATGCGGCAGGTCTGGGGTCCATTCACCAAGCGGTGTCATGCAACACGATCCGCATACATGGCGATGCTGTCGCCGCTAAACTCTTCGTTGTCGCTGTCCTCATTCAGCGAAATCACCGCGCTCCGGAACTGGCTCATGTAGAGCTGCGCATTCTGGAACTGACGGATCTTGGCATAAGCCTCTGCCACCGCACCATAGAGGTAAGCATGGGGCGCTTTGGTCAAGATAACATCTGTGTCTGAATCGTCGCTCATGGCTGTCGGTTCGGAATAGTAGGTGAATTTGATGTCCTGGCTGCTATACGGCGCCACCTGGAGCTTTTTCTTGTACACCGTGTAGAATTGCGGTGTCCCGCTCTGCGTCTTGCTACCAAGGCGGTTGAACCGCGCCACAGGCATAAAATTGAGCGGCGTCTCGTCCGTGTCGTCAATGTAAAGCGAATGACGCTGCAAATAGGTGTTTGCGAGGCCTGAGAGGTCAGCCACACCCGTTGCAAGGGTCAGCGACTCCTCGACCGTCAGCATGTCATCAATCCGAACCGCTGGAATGTCATTGGCATAGTCACCAAGCATCATCTTGTGCCGAGCAATCGTGATAAAGTCTGGAATCTCTGATGTGAGGTCTGAACGGCTCAAGCGGGTAGCAATCGCCGTTTTGAGTTCACCTAGATTTGTCAGCGCCATTCGCGTTCAATCCATTCATGGTTAAGTTGATGGGCTTTCTCTTCCCCGTGGAAGTAGACTATACGCGCATCCCCAAGCCCGTAATGCTTTACGTGGCCTTTGTATGAAACAACATCACCCGGAAACAAATCGTCGATCACAGCCGTATCGAGGGATCGGATAAAGTCCATGTCCTTGGTGTAGCCTGTAAACTTGTCCCGGTCCTCAAGCCATTGGTCATATATCCAATTACTGCCGCCAGGGACCAAAGCCACACCGTTGCAAACTGTCTGAGGAAAGAACGGGTCACGAGGGACCGCGAGCTTGCCGCTCTCAAGGCAGTATTCTGCAAGATGATCGATGTTGCCCGTGATAATCGTATCAAGGCCCACCAGGATCATTGGGCGCCCTAGCGCATAAGGCTCAAGGCAGTTCTCGTAAGTTGGCGTTTCAGTGCTGAAGGGCATCTGCGTAATCGGCTCAGTGAACGTGCGTTCCTTTTCCGTGTAGCAGATAAACTCGAACGGCACCGTGCAGTGTCGCTTGAAGCCCCGATAGAGCCGCTCCACCCATTCTTCCGTGTACATACTCGAAAAGCTCTTGCTTTCCTTGTTTGTGTCCCAGAAGGGGCAGACAATAGCAAGCTCAGGCAATGACAAAGCCTCGTGCCTCCATATATGCAGTCGTTTTTTCGAGGCCCGTCTGTGCAAAGCGGATACGGTCCTTCATGTGTTCGCCAGAAATCTTGCGAAGCGCGCCAGACCCCATCCAGAGCGTGTCTTCAGGGACATTTACTGTCACGACAGAGCCCGCAGCAACCATTGCGCCGCGTCCAATAATGACACCCGGCAGGATAACCGAATTGGCCCCTATCGTTGCCCCGTCTTCCATGATGACCGCGTGGTGCGTGTCGTCATAGCGCTCAACGTCGAAACCCTTTTTGTGAGAGCGTGGCCAAGCATCGTTGCAGAACGTGACATTCGGCGCAATGAAGCAGTCATTGCCAACCTTGAAGCCCGGCCCCATAGCCAGATTATGCGCGATAGTACAGCGATCCCCAATAGTACTGCCATCAATGCAAGACCCGCTAGCAATGTTGCAATCCTTGCCAATCTTAGCGCCGCGGATGACGGAAGCGAATTGCCATATGCGCGTACCTTCACCAATTGTGCAGTCATCGTGCACCTCTGCTTTTGGGTGTATCATGGTGACACTCCGTATAGGAATGGATTAGCGCCACGGTTGACCCGGTTTTTACGCATAATTTCATCCATCATCGCCTTTGCATCCTCTTGTGAGAGGTCACCTGTCCCGACTTGATTGCGCAGCATAGAATAACTGTTTGTCCAGTCTTGGCCGGGACCTCCCATCAAATCCATATTGTTGAACTCGCGACGCCCGCGTTGAGCTTGTGAGGCCTCCAGTTGAGCGGCCCGTGCTGCGGTAGACTGATCAAGCACTGCGAGAAACGGATTTGGAGCCTCCTGCGGCGCATCAAGCATCTGCAGGAAGGGGTTGGACGCTCCTTTTTTCTTCAGCTCTCGCTCTCTGAGCAGGCGATCAATCGGGCGTTCTGGTAACGGCATCACAATCCCTCCCGAATGTCCCGAGCGCACTGCGCCAGCACGGGCATCCAGTTGCCGCCCGCTTTCTTGCGGTAGGTCTTCACGTCTTTCCAGATCCAGGCATCCCCTGCAGCCTCAGCGAAGCGCCAGGGCGGGTTATGGGACACAAGCGCCTTCAAAGGTGTGCCAACCGCCCCCGCAATGTCGCAAACCGTCTGCGGGACGCTCACAACCATGTCCAGGGCCGCAATCAGGGCAGCCGTGACATCGAGGTCAACGCCTTTGCGTGTCGCCCATGAGAGGTCTAACACGCCATCAGGTTTGGGGCCGTCACTGTACTCTAGCGATACGATCGTTGCGTTTGGTGTAGCAAGTATCGGCCCCAATTCTTCAATCGGAATGGTCCGCTCCATGCGGTCCCAATCCTTCGCCCCGCCAGACCAGCTCAAGCCGATCTTGGGGCCATCGCCATAAGAGGCGAGTAAATCTGTAAACATCTTGACCAGGACAGGGTCAGGCTTGAGCCAGGGCGCGGCTTCAACGCCTGCTGTTATCAGCTCGCCAAATGCTGCCATTCCGATCAGTGCGCAATCTGGCTGCTCCTCTGTGGGCCATTCCAGCTCACCCTTGTCGCGCGTTCCGTAGACTGTCGCGTCAGGGAATGAGCGCCTGAACAGGCTCTCAAGGCGGGGGTCACACTCAATGATAAACTGGCAAGACGGATACTGCGCGATGTGCGCGGCATAGCTTGCCGCCGCAAGCATTTCGTCACCTACCCCTTGCTCGCCATACAGGACAACCGTTTCGCCCGTGTCATATGCTTCCCAGCGCGGGGTTTTCTTGTCCGCGTGGTAATTGCGCACTTTGCGCTGTGCGTTGCCTTCAGAGTATTGATAGGCCTCGAACGCTTCTGACCAGTTATCGGTGTGCAGTAGATCAAGCGCCAGATTGTACGGGATGTCCGGATCGTCAGGGCGTTCCTCCCTGAGTTTGCGGTTCAGTTCAATAGCTTCCTCGCGCTGACCAATCCGGCCAAGACATGCGGCAAGGTTCTTGCGGCTCTCAATGTGACTTGGGTCACACTCGATGGCCTTACGAAGCACAGCCACCGCGTCTTTCGGGTGGTATTCCCGCAGTGAGATAGCAAGGTTATTCCAGATCGCTGCTTCGCCAGGGTTTAGCTGGCTAGCGCTATTCAGGATCAGGGCGGCAAGCCCGTGTTGCTTCATTCGGAAAAGCGCGGTCCCGGCCATATACATGGCGTGGGGATTTGTCGGCTCGTGTTGAAGGATCTCGTCAGACACCGACAGAGCGTCAGCATCGCCCTGTGGGGTGTTCATGCTCAAAGCGCGCTGAGCGGTCTCAAGAGCATCAAGCAAGGGAAAACTCCCCGACTTTGAGGTATTGATAATTGCGCTCAATTTCCTTGATCACCT